GGCGGCATGTGGGTGGGCTACTCGGGCGGCACGTACAAGCTGAACCTGGGCAACAGCACCTACAGCGTGAAGTGGGATGGCTCCGCCCTCAACATCACGGGCAACATCACCGCTACGAGCGGCACCATTGGTGGCTTCAGCATCGGTGCCACCGACCTCACAACGGACGCGGGGGCGACGGGCTTCGCCTCGTCTGGCGGGCACCGCCTCTGGGTGGGCAACGCCACCCCGGGCAGCGCGCCGTTCCGCGTGACGAACGCGGGCGTGCTCACCGCCTCCGGGGCCACGATTACCGGCGGCATCACCGCCTCCTCGCTCACCATCACGGGCACCGCCACGTTTAGCGGCGGCTCCATGACGCTGCCCAATGGCGGTTCGATCACGTCTTCCGCAATGGACCTGAACCAGGGCACGCTCGCGAACCTTACCGTGGACGGGGATATCACGGTTGGCACTGGCGGGAAGATCAAGTTTGGCTCTGGGGCGGCGGACTATCTCGACAATAACACGCTCCACTTTGAGGTGTCCTCCTCCGCGACAGGCAAGATAGAGTTTCTAAACTCCACAAACGGACCGCGAAATCACATTTTGGCCAGCGCCGGATCGACGTTTGCTAATCTTCTTCACAGGTCTTACAGCCCATCCTTTCCGAACCGAATTGCACAGATATACACGCAATCCGGGGACAACTCCACAGTAGGAAATAGTATCAACCTAGAGGTAGGTGACGGGACCACGGGCAACGTTTTGGTATTGTCGATGGACTATTCTCCGTCTACCGGCCTCGGGTCTGTCATTCTCAAGAATGGCAAGGGCGGTTCCGGCTCCGACGTTATTGTTCGCCTTGGTGGTTCATCCGGCTCTGAACAATTCAAGGTGCAGGACTCGGGATTGAATCCGGTATTCGGTGTGAATAGCGACGGAGACTTGGTGCGCCCTATTGCAAATGATGCAACTGCCCTTGGGGCGTACTACGGGCGCGTGCCTATCTACATCAACGGGACGCTGAAATACCTGGGCGTCTACAGCTAACCATTCCACCAGAGAGCGTACACCCTATGAATGAGCGACTTGACCACGACTACACCGACCACGACCTCCTTCTCATCCTATCTGAACGGATGCGCGGGGTACAGGATTCCGTGGCCAACCTGACGGACGCCTTCAAGTCGGAACTAGGGGAGCTACGGCAAGAGTTCCGCCACGAGATCGGGGCGCTCAAGGAGCGGGTTACGGACGTGGAACGGAAGCAAGACCGCGATAGCGGGTTCTTTGCCGGGGCCAAGTGGCTCTGGGGTATTCTCCTGTCGCTGCCCGCCGGGGCCGTGGCCTACATCCTGGGGGCGCGCTCGTGAACCAACGACAGTTCTTCGCACAGGTGTGCGTAGGCATGGGCTGGACGCCCGACGAGGACCGGCTCGACGTGTTCGAGTTCTGGGCGAAGCAGGAAGGGATGCAGCGCACGGACCTGGGCCCGCTGCGCAGGCTCGACTTCCACTGGAACCCGCTTGCCACGACGACGCCAGGCAGGCGCTCGGCGGTGGACCCCTTCGGGGCTGGCCCCGGGAAGTGGAACAACGCCAACTCACCCCTCGGCGTTGGCATCTACGCGGACGCCCAGGCCGGCATCGACGCCACGGTAGCAACGCTCTCCAGCACTTACTTCTACGGGAACATTCAGCGCTGCTTCCGAGACAAGGTGGCATACCCGGAAGCGATTGGTCCCCGCGACTTCGCCTCGTGGGCCGGTGAGGACGCCTACGGCCCGGACGTAGTGGCATTCATGGCAGAACGGTTCTCTCGCCCGGCTACGGCTGCTCCAGAGTCCTCTGTGAGGGAAATCGCCCGAGAGGAAGCGGAGAAGATGGTCGGGGGGCTCTTCCTGCCGCTGCTCATGCAGGTGCTCGACCTTGCGCCGGAGACGTTCACGGATGACAAGGCCCTGGCTGCTATCCGCGCCAAGCTCCTTGCTCCGGCCGCGCGCGTGCCCGCGCACACCCACTCCATGAACCTCATCGTCACGCAGACCGGAGGCATCCAGTGAGTAACCAATTCAAGATCTGGGTACTGGACCTGTCGAGCGCACTGCTCGTGGTTATGGCCTTGCAGCTCGGCGCGCTCCAGGAGAGCGCCTACGACTGGAAGACATGGGCGCAGGGCGTGGGCTTTGCCTTCGCCTCACGCGCCATTCCCGAGACCCTGACATTCATCGCGGCACTGCGGAACAGGTGGTCTACCGAGCCCATTATCGGGGGCTAGGGCCGCGCAGTCTCATCCCAGTTCTTCCAGCGCGTCCACGGCGCGGATAAGGTTGCAGGCGCGCCCGCCGCAGGACACGTCGTCACACGGGCGCACCAGAGTACTTGCGCCTCCACTCTCGGGCGGCAGCGACAACGGCAGCCTTAGCGCGCTCCCGCGCGTAATACTTGACCTGACTACGCTCCACGGGCATCTCTGGCGAGTTATCGTTCATGGCGTACCTTCCTTAACGCGCTGCACCATTTGCTCGTGCCCTGCCTCAGCCTCTTCAATGGTATGATAGCGTTCCATCTCCATATTCAGCGGACCGCCAAACACCATGGTCTCGAACAGCACAGGCGGCATGCCGGGGTAGGCGTGATCCTGCGTCAGGAATACCGTGCTGATTCTTACCTTGCCTACTGCGGTAAAATCGATGCGCCGCCCGTCAGGACAGTTTCTTTGCCACAGCAGCCACTCTTCCATGGTGGCGCGCCGGGGGGCGCGGTCTTCGAGAATCCAGTAGTCGTTCATGGCATACCTCCGCCCTGGATTCTAGGGCCATCGCCGCTTCACGGTCAAGCGTTGCGCTTGTGTCTGTAAGTGATATACGCTAAACTGTTCGGGATGGAAGTCATTCCCGTGCAATTCGACATTCTCCAGCTCTGGCTGCTGAACGAAGTTATCCCCGACAACCAGGCGCACTACCTGGCCGAGAAGTGGGATGGCACTTCTCTTCGGCAGCAGATCCAGAAAGGGCTCCTGTTCTGTGCCGATACCGGCGAGGACGAGGCCACACTTCTCATCAATGACGAGCACGCCACTCTCATTACTCTCCTGACCCCGTTTAGTGCGATGGCATCGAACGGTCGTCCTCTCGGGCGAGAAGTGCTGTTCAAGTGCTTCCGCACAGCGGAAGCACTGCGCTTCGGCCAAGAACTCATTACAGAGGAACCGGCGACGCCCAGCAAGGCCGAGATTGCTGACCTTCTCCAGAAGGCCGAGAAGGAAGGGCTGCTGTGAGCGGGCACCGCCCCCCGGTACCAGTGGAGCATTGCCATTGCGCGGAGTGGGCACAGCAGCCCGTCTCCGGGCTCAACTACAGCACCGGCTGGGGCGAGACCCGTTGCAACTACTGCAAGGGCTTCATCGGCTTCGGCACCTGGCGCGCCCTGGGCCTGCGCGGCTCACGGCTCACGGAGGTTTGGGATGTGTAATCACGTGTGGACGGCGGAGTTCTGCCGTATATTCGACGGCCGCATGAAGGCGGTCGGCTGGCACTGCAAGCACTGCGGGGTGACGCGCTGAGCCCTTGGTCTTTTGCCCAAACCTTTAGCTGCCCGCCAAAGAGGTCGCCTCTGCCTAGCTTCACGGCCGAGGAATTGCACAATCTCCAAATCCTCCTCATGGAGCAGCTTGGATCCGGGTTGGTCATCGGCGCTGGGAGCAAGAAGCGTCGGGTTGTAATGGGCCCGGATGGAAAGCTCAGGCTGGAGCAGTTCGGTGAATAAGGGTGAGCTGGCCACGAAGCTCCGAGACGAAGGCCACAGCAACGCTGGCATCGCCGCCCTTATGAACATGCCGGAGCCCTCGGTGCGGCGGCTCATCTCCGAGTGGCGCTCCGCGCACGACCCGGACTGGGCTGAAACACCGGCGTCTCGCCCGACGCGGATCGTGTTCATCCCCGATACACAGTGCCGCCCGGACGATGACCTGGGCTTCCTCACCTGGGCGGGCGAGTACATCGCCACGCAGGAGCCGGACGTGATCATTCACGCCGGGGACCACTACGACATGGCCTCCCTCAGTTCCTACGAGCAGCGCGGTTCCAAGTACTTCGAGGGCAAGCGCTACCTGGCTGACATCGCTGCGGGGAACGAGGGCTGGGAAAGGCTCGAAGAAGGGCTCCAGAAGCGCTCTGTGCCGTCGTGGACGCCAAGGCGGGACTACCTGCTCGGCAACCACGAGCAGCGCATTGAGAGGGCCGTGCAGGCGGACCCGCGCCTTGAGGGTGTCATCGGCTACGAAGGCTTCAACGCGGAGAAGCTGGGCTGGGAGATGCATCCGTTCCTCAAGGTAGTGGAGCGCGGGGGCGTAGCGTTCGCGCACTACTTCTACAACCCGAACACCGGCCGCGCCTACGCTGGCAGCGTCGATACGATGCTTCGCAACATCGGCTTCTCGTTCGCCATGGGGCACCAGCAGGGGCTCCGCTATGCGCGCCGTGAGCTGAACAACGGCACGGTCCAGGTGGGCCTGGTGGCGGGCTCCTTTTACGAACACAACGAGGAGTACCGTGGGCACCAGGCGCAGTCCGAGTGGCGCGGGCTCATCGTCATGCACGAAGTCCGCGACGGGAACTACGACCTCATGCAGGTCTCCATGGACTACCTGCGGAGGAAGTTCAGCCAGTGACGAAGCGGAAGAAGTGGCCGGACCCGAAGGACGAGCCGAAGGCGGTAGAGCCTGAGCGCGTGGAGTGGGAGCGGAAGGTTGTACTCGCAGGCACACAGAAGCCCCGGTGATCGGCCGGGGCTTTGCTCTGTGCTTCCAGTCATGGCTCGACGCCCTGGTCTGGCGCATCAAGCCTAGCACTGGTTCGGTTGCCTTCACGCGTACGCTAGACCATAAGCGCACCCGGAGAGGGGTTTCCGAAAGTAACCCGCACGACTCGTAACTCCGTGCGGGGATCGTTGACGGCTTAGCGCCCCTTGAGGTCGCCGTGCCAAGGGCATTGTAGCACAGCTTCGCTACCAACTACATGAACAACCCGGAGGCGCGGGAGGCGGACCTGAAAGAGATCGGCCGCTGGAAGTCCGACACGATGGTGCGGCGCTACTCCAAGACTGGTAAGCGCGCCCGCGCGTTCGAGGCGTTCCAGCGGCACAATCCCCTGGGCTAGGACGTGTGGCCGTTGTTTGGGCACTTCACGAGGTCGCCGCCGTGTCCGGAATGGGGCGGCCCGCCTTCCGTTCTCTAGCCACCCTGCTCATCGGTACTGCCTGCAATCGCACCCCAGCACGCGGCACTCGGCCTTGTCGTTCGGCGTGGCTCTCCGCCCGGCCGGAGCGGGGCAAACGCGGTGCTTGCCCCGCCAATGGCGGCAGTACTCGCAGCGCGGCGGCTCGTAACCCTTGCCCCGTGACCCGCTCACGACGGGAACTCCCGTGAGCCGAAGTCAATCACCACGCCGATGCACGGCAGCGGGAGCACGTACAGGCGGCGCGCGCCATTGAGGTACTGGCCCACTTCGAGAATCGCTTTCACATTCACGACTCGCCCCCGCAAATCACCCAGTGAAGCAGCCCCGTCGCCAACCACGGCTCCAAATCCAACCCCTCCAGCAGCGGCTCGCACGACAGGAAGCGCACCGCCGCTGGGGTCGCCAGCAGCTCCGGGATGCGTTCGTCCGCCGTTGCCTGGTTCTCGACCGAGGTGCCCAGCCACACGTTCGGGAGAGGCCAGCGCTTTTGCACCACGTCGCGGAGTACGTGGGTGCCCATTGCGCGCATCGCCGCAAGTCCGCCGTCAGGGGCAACCTCGCGGATTGTGACGGCAATCGCGCCTGCTGTGTCACGCGTGGAGAAGTACGCCCGCATTCTCTCGGGTCTCTTCGTGAGCACCTGAAACACGAGGTCCGGCCGCAGTGCGAACACCGCGAACATGCGGTCAAGCATCTCGTCCGGCACGTCTTCTTCGAAGGGGTCGCCCTTCATGAGGATGTGCTTTCCGGTGGTGCGAGTGCGGAGGATGCGCCTTGCTTCCCACTCGTCGAAGGACACCGGCCCCCCGGCATGGGTGGACTTGATGAGCCCGGCCGTGTAGTCCGTCCACTCGATCGATGTCTTGTTCACGGCATCTCCCATCCGTGGGCCTTAGCCATCGCCAACAGCGCGTCCAGCCCCGCAAGCATCAGTGGCCCATGCTCGGGCTTGTTCCCCGGCGCACCGCCCTTCCCCCACCACTTGCGTGCCTCGGAAACGGTGAACCAGCGGCAGCCCGCCTTGATGCGCGGGCCGTCATCCCACCGCACCGCGTACATGTCCCACCCATCCACCGGACCGACGTGAAGGATGCCCTCCGCCCCGGAGAAGTTCGCCCCGTAGAAGTTCGCCCGGGAGAAGTTCGCCCCGGAGAAGTTCGCCCCGGAGAAGTTCGCCTTGTAGAAGTCCGCCCCGGAGAAGTTCGCCCGGGAGAAGTTCGCCCGGGAGAAGTCCGCCAGGGAGAAGTCCGCCCCGGAGAAGTTCGCCCCGGAGAAGTTCGCCCGGGAGAAGTTCGCCAGGGAGAAGTCCGCCCCGGAGAAGTTCGCCCCGGAGAAGTTCGCCAGGGCAAGGGACACACCTTGGCGAACCGCCTCCTCAGCCGCCTCCTTCAGGGAGGTGGCCGACTGCGATTCGTACGCCACCGTGCCATCGATGCGCTTGATCTCGATGCTCATCACTCTGCCTCCCTCGCCGCCCGCCGCTGCAATGCCTCCAGCCAGGCGGCTTCTTCCTGTTTCACCCACCGGCGCAGCGTGCCGTTTCGCGCCATCGCCTCCCACGCCGCCACCGTCCCGGCAGGCAGGCGATGGGGCGTCAGCGTGGCCGTGTGGCCACTGAACCGCGATTCCGGTGTGTCGATGGCTTCCACCCACGCCACGGCCACCGCCGCGACCTGGATCAGCTCCTCGCGCAGGCCCTTGCCGTCGTTCATGGCGCGCGCCACCTCGCCCACTTCCTCCACGAGTACCGCGAGCCGCTGGCCGTCCGTCATCTCCGCATCGGCGCAGGTGTACGTGAACTTCCCCTCCGCCTTGAGCTGTTCTTGGCGGCTGCGCTCGCGACCTACTTCCGCAAGCACGTCCTGCCTTCGCGCTCTCGCGAGGGCATCCTGCCATCTCTGATCTGCATCGCTCATGCTGCCCTCCCCGGATTGATGGTGACGAACTGGCTCATATAGCCTCCCCTGGTGGCGGGTACAAGATGACGGTGAGATTTCCAACCGGACCGAGCGCAGCCCGGATGAGCGTGCGCACAATCCCCCACGACAGCCCACCGTTGCCGCAGCCGAGGGCCGGAATGGCGATGGAGCGGACATTGCGGCGATACACGAACTTCGCCAAATCGACCAGGCCGTCGTCAATGTCGCCAAGTACGGACTGGTCGCGCCAATGGCGCTTCGTAGGGAAGTTGATGAGCCACAGCGGTGGCCTATCGCCACGGATGGCCTGCACATACATCTCGCCCGGCACAACGCGCCCGGCAAGGGCTGCGCGACGGTAGTCCTCGAAGGCCCACGGGTATGCCTTCCTGAAGGCAAGGGCGATACCCTTCCCGCTGACGCCAACGGTGTTCACCGCGTTGACCAGTGCGTCAGTGCGAGCATCGAGCAGGTTGCCCTCCCCATGCTGAAAGATGGCGCTCATACGGCGGTACCCCCGGCAGTGCGCCAGGTGCTCATGGTCTCGGGCATGTGTGCGCTCACGATGTCCTCAACCTGCTGGGCGAGGACGCGGATCTCCCGCTGCGCCTGCGGGGCGTTCCGCAGTGAGAGGAAGTTGAAGAGGGAACGAAGGTTCACGGACCAGTAGAACTGCGTGAAGGTGCCGACCGGCAGGACCGCCCGGGCAACCTCCTTGGCTACGCCCACCTCGATGAGATACTGGTAGGAAGCCCACGCATTCTCGTAGGCGAAGGAAATGTCAGTCCGACCCTCGGCATGCACGAATCCGTCTGTAATGTCCTCGAAGGTGTAGGCCCCGGCCTTGCCGACCTGGCGGCGCAATTGTTTTGGCAGCCAGAAGACGGGCTCCAGCTCGGAGTAGCGTCCGCTCACCTCACTGAACGAGCCGATGCGGTGGCGTTGCCATTCACGGGCAACGAAGATCGGACAGTGGGCGTGGAACGTGAAGGTCACATGCTCGAAGGGTGTGCCGTGGCGGTTCTCGATGAGGAACCGGATGAGGCCACGGTCGGCTTCGCCCACCGTATCGACGTGCTTATTGAAGGACACGCGAGCGGCGTTCACGACCGTAAGGTCCGAGCCCATCGTGTCCACCAGGGTGACCTTGCCGTCGGGCAGGAAGTTCACTTTGCGGCCCTCGGATCGATTGGCGTCCATGTTGCCACCATCTTCTTTTCCCTTTCTCGCTTCTGGCGCTTTCGTGTTGCGTTGTAGCGGGCGCGAACCTCTTGCCGGAACGGTTGGCCCTGGTGGTCGGCGCAATAGTTGGCCGGGCGGTGGTTAGTCTTCTGTCGCACAAACTCCACCCCGCAGTAGCGACACACGGGCGGAGGTGATACTTCCACGGCAAGTGGTGGCGCTGCACCACCTTCGAGGACGCACTTTTCGAACGGACACGAGAGGCAGGCCGGGTGATGCTCGCATCCGGTGTCTTTATAGGTACCCTCGCCAAAGACGAAGACGGGCACGGCATTACCGTGCAATAGCACGTCCGCCTCGCACCAGTCGCTCATCGGTCCTCCGTCCCCGGTGCCACCGCGCCGCACTCGCAGCACATCCGCTTGGACTCGAAAAGGCGACACCAGCAGTGCAGGCAGTTGGGCTTGTGCTCAGCCAATGCTTTCTCCTTCGTAGACGCCGAAGACGTGGAAGAGCTTGTTCTGGGAGGCCGCGAGGCGCATGGTGTGCGCCGTGCCACGACTCTTGCCGTCCCAGAAGGCCACTACGAGGTCGGCGTAGTTCACGATGTCCTGGTTGCGGATGAAGCCCGCCTCCTTGCCGTACTGTTCCCAGTCGGCAGGGAAGCACCTCACGGTGAGCTTGCGGCTCCACGCCGCCTGCTCGGCGGTGCGGTCCACGCCTCTCGCCCCGCCAGAGACCAGCTCGGTGTCGTCCGGCAGGGAGTTGACGTAGGCCGTGACGCGTTCGAGGTCCACGTAGTCACGGCTGCCCACGATCGCGATCTTCACGACCCGTACCCCGGTTCGTTGCTCGCGGCCAGGCGCATCAAGATGGAGATGATGGCGAGGTCACGGAAGGTGTCGGCGATCGACTCGTCTTTCACCTTGGCCTCAGCACCGGGGCGCAAGAGCTGCTTGGCGCGGTAGTACTTCTCCGAGAAGCGCATGAACATCCCGGCCAGGGTGGATACGCCGATGGCTTCGGAAGAGAAGCGGTAGTTGGCGAGGCGGTCGCCGGAGCCGCCCGTGTAGTCGGCGCGCTTGGCGCTGTGCAGTTCGCCGATAGCGGCCAGCTCGCGTTCGAAGGGGTCGTCCACGAGGAGCGGTGACCAGTTTTCGTGCCTGAAGGCGTCTTCAAGGTTCTCGGCGGCGGCGCTGTGGATGGAGCCGAGGGGGTGGGCGTCCTCGTAGATGGGCATGGCGAGGGCATTGGCGACGATGACCTCGATGGTGGCACCGGGAGACTTCTCCCAGCCGTCGAGCACAACCACGGCGTCGGACGCAAGGATGTCTTGGAACGCCAGCTTCATGTACTCGTGGTGATCGAACCCGAGTTCGTGGCGGGCGGGATTGAGCACTCGGCCATACCCGCACCAGCGCTTCTCGGCGACAGCGAAGGCAGCGCGATTGTAGTCAGGGAGCCCGGTCATGGGGCCAGCGAGATAAACAGTGGTCATTGGTCGCCTCTCCTTAGACGTGGCCTACGTGCCAGCGGTGGCAGTAGGTGCAGCGGTATGGCTGGAGCCCGTTACCGGGCACTTCGCGGCGTAGCCTCTGGAGGAATACGCGCGCCATGGCTTCGGACTTCCAGCGGGTTTTGCCCTGGCATTGCGCCTTGTACCCGCCGAACGCTTCGTGACTTCCGTACATGGTTATTCTCACTCACATACAGGTTCTTTGGCAAGCCCGTATCCGTGCCAGGCTGCAAATTCCTTGGCCGGGAAGCAGACCCACTCTTCGAGGCGAGTGCCGCGTGCATCGACGAGGTAGACGCACGGCAGGCCGTCGTGAAGGGCGGCGGCGGCGCGGGCCTTTGCCATGCCGTCGCGCATGACAGCGGTGGTCACGGCCTTGCCGCCCTTCACCTGGATATACATGCCGTCCACCGGCAGGAGGTCGATGGGCCCGCCCGTGTTGGCGGGGAAGCGGCTGGTGCCGAAGGTGGCAGCAGCGCGCTTCTCGTAGGCCACGCCCTTGCGCTTGGAGGCGCGGGCACGGCGGGTGGTCTCGGCGGAGACGGTCATTCTTGGCTACCGAAGTCCGCTTTGGCGATGGCCTTGGTGAGGTCCGCGATAAGCTCCGTGTACGGGCCGGGTTCCTGGAGGGTCTTCCGCGCTGCCACGGCCGCGTCGTACAGATCCTTGGAGGCTGCCATGAGGCAGCCGTTTGCGTTGCGCTGCTCAGTCCCGCACCACGATGCAGTGAGCGCGACGCACTTTTCGTCGCCAGCGGGCCTCACGTAGCCCTCGCGGTCGCGCATGACGTTGAGCAGGTCCTCGACGGCTTCGGGCTCCAGGTGGGCGAGGCTCTTCGTGCAGGCGAGCGCATGCACGGCCTTCGCGTCGAAGCCCAGCCGCTTCGCCTCGCTCCAGAACGCCGACCAGTTCGCGCGGCCGTCCCGGTCCGCCACTGGTCCCGGCTGCGGCCGGCGCGGCTCGACCACCTCGCCCGTCTCCAGGTAAGCCGTCCACGGTCCCGGCGTGTGCTCGGTCATTTCTCCTCCATCTCTTCCGCCCACTTGGTTGCGTGCCAGTAGGCTTTGTTGTCGGGTTGCTCGCGGCGCAAGCGCGCGAGCTTGTCGTAGGTGCCCTCGAAGGGCGCGTCAGTCGGCTCCAGCGGCTCCGCCGTGCCGTAGTTGGGGTTGGCGTACTCGAAGGTTTCCCCGCCCTCGGGGGCCTGGCGCAGGGCTACGGGCATACGTTGGCCTTCACGACTCCCGCCGCGCGATGGCTGCGTTGGCCCAGAACACCGCCTCCTCGATGGCGGTGACGGCAAGGGACTGCTCGCGGCTTTCGGGCGTCAGGGCGACCAGGTACGTCGCGAACGCCTTGGCCGCATCACGGATGGCCTCGTAGGTCTCCGGCTGCCCGGTCCGGGGCGGATGATAGGTAAACCGGGTCGCCAGCTCTTCGGGGGTGATCATGCCTTTCCCTCCTGGTGGTAGCCGAGGCTGCGGGCGATGCGGTGGGCGTACCCGCGCGAGCAGCCCACCTCCTCGGCGATGCGAACGATGGCCCCACGCGGGAGCGGGCAGTGCGCCGGGTCGGGCCAGCGCCTTGACAGTGCGTGCTCAATCTTAGCACGGAGAAGCAGGTCGCGGCGCACGGTAGGACCGTGACCGAGGAGCGCGAGGAAGCGCTGGAAGAGGCTCATTCGGGCTCCATCAGGCGGGGGTGCAGGCTGCCTGCCTCGATGTCGCAAAGATACACGCTGGTCGTGAACACGACTGCGTGGTTGGTCTCTACGACCTCACAGAGGGCACGCCACACCGAGGTAGTGTAGCCCCGAAGGGGACTGCGACCAGAGACGCTCCCGACGACAACCTTGAGGACGGCAGCCTCTTCGAGGGAGAGGGTAAGCACGATCTCCGGGGGCGGAGGGATTGGGGCGGGCCGCTTGACGGTGGCGGTAGCCATCTAGGCGCTCCGTTCCTTGCAGGCGTACACGTACTGGCCGTCGCGGTTGCAGAAGGTGTACTGGAGGGGGTAGCCGGTGTTCTTGTCCTTGCCGGGACGCCAGCCCCACGGCGGCACCTGCCCAACGGACGTGACCTTGCACTCGAAGCCGCGCCCCTGGTAGCCGGGGGCGACGTTGGCGGGGCCGTGGGTGGGGCAAGACCAGCCGCCGCCCTGCTGGGGCTGCTGGGGCTGGCCGTACACGCGGTCGCGGAACGAACCCTGCTGCTGAGGCGGCGGAGCCGCCTGCGGGGCCATGGGCGCGCCAGTCGGTTCGAGGCCGAGGGTCTTGAGGTAGGACAGCGCCCCGGGCAGGTCGAAGTCCTCGTAGGCCCCGGTCTGGGGGTCGGGCTCGTTGGAGCGCTCGTACGTGACGAGCCATCCGTTGAGCTGGCCGGTGATCTTGAAGGTTTCCATTGCTACTCCTTATCTGCGCTTGTAGTCGTTCGCGAGTTCTTGGACGCACGCCTTGGCGAAGTCGCAACCGAAGCACGGGTTGAAGGTGCCGGTCACTTCGCGGTTGGGCCCGCCCCAGCCGTTCTTGGTGTCGCCCGGATCAACCAGGCGCTTGTACTGTCCCTGCTGCGGGTTCCAGACGAGGGCGGGACCGGCCTTGCCGTCAGTAACGCTGTCCCACGTTGTCTGCCATACCGGGAGCAACTGCTTCGCGCAGAACTCCGGGTCGTACTGGATCAGTTGGGCGTACCATGTCAGAGACCCATTTCCTTCATCACCCAAATACGGGTCGCCGTCCATGGCTTTAACGATGTCCTTCGCCACGGCCAGTACCAGCGTTTCGTGGATGCCGGAGCCGTGCATCTCGGCCTGAGCCTGCGCCCACCAGCTCGGCTGCCCAGCATAGACGCCATCGAATGGTAGGGCGGGGAATCCCTGCCGCACCCACTTCGAGCCCTGCTTTCCGCTCTTCTTGTAGCCGATGGTCTTCACGGACAAGAGGGCAGGGCCGTCGTTCCACTGGATGATGCCATCGGAGTACGAGTGCATCATCGGGTCGATGGTGACGGCGCTCTGCGCCCCGTCCACCTGGTAGCCGCAGGCGCGAAGACTGGCAATCGCCATGCACTCCAGCAGATGACCGATGTGGAAGGTGACGAGCGTGGAGCCGGAGAACGGCTCGGCCTCATGCCCGAGGTACTTGAGGGCCGCTGCCCGCGTGCAGCCAGCGGCCTTGGACATGCCGAAGCGCTTGCCGTTCTCGTCGCCGTTGACGTGCTCGGCCCCAAGCTCTGCGAGCTTCACGGGGAAGAGCGTTTCTAGATCGGCGAGGTAGGACTGCCAGTCGGGGTCGTCGTGGCGGGCCCCGTGGTTACGCCACCAGGCTTCGAGTTCGCGTGCGATGGGATGTCCGTACATGGTCACTCGTCCTCCTGGGGGGCATTCCATGCGGCAATCTCAGTCGCGAAGAGGTGCGCAAGGCGCACGTTGAACTGTTCGCGCTGCCACCGGTGCTCAGCACGCGCAGCACGCGCAGCAGCAGCATCCGCAGCAGCACGCGCAGCATACGCAGCAGCATACGCAGCATACGCAGTAGCACGCGCAGCAGCATCCGCAGCAGCATACGCAGCACACGCAGTAGCACGCGCAGCAGCAGCATCCGCAGTAGCACGCGCAGCAGCAGCATCCGCAGCAGCACGCGCAGCATACGCAGCATACGCAGCATCCGCAGCAGTCCCGGCAGCAGCCCGCGCAGTAGCCAGCTCTCCGTCCGTGGCCTCGCCCCTTGCGTAGGCGCGGGCGGTGGCGATTACTGCGCGTGGCCGCTGGTCACCGGGGTATGCTTCCTCGTAGAAGTGGAGCACCCGCTCGGCACAGTCTGCCGCAAACTCTCGCAGTTCGCGCTCCACATTCACGGCCTTGATGAGCCTGCGCGAGCGCGATACGAGCTTTTCGGTGTGTTCTTCGACGGGCTCTACTTCCACAAGACAGAGCACGGGCCCGGGCGCGAATTGGAGCGCATCCCAAGCCATGCGACTCGCGTGGTAGCCATGCGCGCAGATGACGATCTCGCCTTCAAGGGTGCGCGTCTCGCCCTCCTTCCACGGAGGCTCGTGACCTTCGCCGGAGCACATGTCTGATTTCAGGAAGTGGTACGCAAGAATCTTGGACAACTTGTTGGCCCTCCTCTGTATGAGCGTCCGGCAGATTGTACCTGACTGTGTGTGATCTCGTCAAGCAAAAGAAACGTCGCCTGTCATCTCCTCAACAAAGCCACGTTTGTCCACAGTGAGCATGGGCCGGTCCCCGCCCTGGTCTACGGCTGGCCTGCCATCGTCCCATAGGAACACCTGGAGCTGTCGCCCTTCGCCCAGAAGCCTTGGCGGGCTCGCGGCCGGTGCCGTGGGAAGTGGTCGAGCTGTACGAGGGCCTGACGGACGAGGGCCGTCGTCTCGCGAAGCAGATGCTCCGGGCCCTACCTCAAGCGTCGTAGCGTTGCGCGGAGCGGAACTTGGAGATGATGTCCTGTTCCGTCCAGGCGTCGCCCGGGCGCGATTCTACGCGACTTTCAGCCCAGAGTTCGAGGATGGCAAGCGCAGAGTCATCGGGAAGAAAGTGCCGCAGGTAGGACGCGAGCCGGAAGGTGCTGTCGTCACGCTCTCCGATCTTCGCGCCGTTGCGGAGCAGGTCGGCTGCCCAGCCTACGGAGTTTGGCGTATCAGGGCGGCGCTCGGGCTGGCCCAGCCTACGGAGGCTGGCGGATAAGCGCGGCAGGTCCACGGCCAGCGGCGCGGCGTCCGGGTCGAGGAAGCGATACACCCGGCCGGACACATGCGCCGATGGCGGCGCGATTACGTAGGAACCCTCGGCCTTGATATGGTGAGTGTGGCCGTTGGCCGCAAACGTGGCCGTCTTCACGGGTTGATCCGCCCTGGTGTAGATGTGATAGCCGTTCCCGGTGCGGACCGTCAGGGATTCGCGTAGCGCCGGGTACAGGTAGCAAAGGGCGTGATAGGTGTCCGTGTCGTCACAGTCAATCACGACAAGGCCGCCGGACACCTGGCCGCAGATAACGGCGATGTTGCGCGGCTCCCCCTGGTACCAGCTATCGATCTCCGCCTCAGTAGCGCGGCGCGCCTGGTACGGGGCCCACTCCCCCCGGATGGCTGGGTGCTTACCGGGAGACTTGCACTCGGGCACAGGGCAGCTACAGGCCCCCTCACGGGGCGCATAGCAGGGAATCGCGGACACGGCAAAGCCCGCGTAAGCGCGGGCTGCCTGGTGAACGGTGAGCGTGTCAGGGATCAGGATTCGTCCTCCGGCTGCCGGGGCGGCAATGAGTCACCTAGCGGTGATGCGTTCGTAATCGCGGCGCTCGGCTTCGGTGACGGTGCGAACGTATATGCATTCGTTCGCAAACTGGCGAGGATGGGTATGGTAGTAGCGCGTGGTCACTGGGGCCCTCCTGTTTGGTTGCTAGGATTGCTCAATCCCGCGACGCCTCCCGGCGTTTCGGCCCGTGAGCGCCGGGCCATCGTCAGGCGGATTCTAGTACCGGCACAGGTACGCAATCAGTGCGACGATCGTAACCCACAGGGCGGAACCGATGGCTGCCTCGATCACTCGGGTTGCTCCATGTGGGCGACTAGCGCCGGGTCAAGCGCGCGCGCGCGGGCCTCAGTGATTGGCGTGCATTTGTCCGCCAGATACGAATGAGAGAATGTCACGGCTGCGACATCGTCCCCCTGGGGCGGATCGTAGACGTGAGCTACGCCGAATGGCCCCAAGCCCGTAGCGCGCTCATAGGCGCGCGTCACGGTGTCGGTGTGGACGGCGACGATTCCGCCGGTGGATTCACGGTAGAAGCGCACGCCTTTCATTCGCCCGCCTCACATTCGCACCTGGAGCGCGTTAGCTCGCACTCTCGCAGTAGTAGCGGCGCAGGTAGCGGCCTATGCCCCGTTGGCAGGGCGGAATGTCCGTCAATTAGGCTATAATCCTGCCGATATGTCGGATACGGCGCGCGCCCGGAATCGTCCGCGCGGAAATCGGCCCACAGGATGTCCCGTTGCGCCCTGGTGAGCTTCATCGCGCGCCTACCGTGGGGATGCCCATGGAAAGGGCAGCGGCGCGTTCGGTGGCTTCGTGGCGCTCCGCCGCGATCATATCCTCCGCCATGGTCCGGGCGATCTCTTCCCAGGCGAAAGACTCGCATCCGCCTAGTACGTCGTAGTTGTCCGGGTCCGGGGTATCGTCCGCAATGAGCGGCGCGATGATGATGACGGCCCAATACCAGTCCCCGTTGGCCCAACGCTGGCAGTAGCCGAAGTTCGCCCCGACCGCCTTGGCGGCGCGCTCGCGCACGCTCCCGGTTAGGTTGCTACCCCAACCCTCCGCGCGCGCCTTGCGCATCGTGGCGGCTACGTCGTAATAGCGGTAGCTACTGCGATCCCGGGACAGGACGCGCTCGCCCGGGCGCTTATCGCGGGAAGTCCACTCGGACACAATGCCGTGCCCGTCGTGCTCTTCCCATGGCGCGCGCATGCCGCCCTCGTCCGGCTCCACCATGACCGCGAAGTCGCGGCCCCGGACAGTGATTGTTTCCCAGTCAGTCCAGTTCATGGTTAGTTCCTCCTGAACACGTAGACGGTGCCGTGGCCGGAGCGCACGCTGTGCATATCGGACATGAACAGGTCGCGCGCGAACCGTGCATAGTCGAAGTAGTGGCGGAGATTTTCGGGGATCGAATCGAGCATCCCGGCGTCGTCTACCAGCTCTTCCGCGTACGCTTTTTCGGATTCGTACTCGCCACAGTAGGCGTCCTGGAAGGACGATACATCGGCGGATGGATCGTAGCTGTACCACGCGCCGAATGGCTCGCCATGCTCGACTAGCAGGGCCGCGATCTCCGCTACGCGGTCAATGTCTTCGTACTCGGACAGCTGGATCCCGCCAAAATCCTCGTAATCGTGGATGGCCCATTCCTCCGCGCCCGGGATGGGACTACTGGCCAGCATGGCGCGGATCGCTTCGTGGATTGCATCGGCAGATTGGTCCGCGTCGATCCATGCGCCGTGCAGCTGGCCATTGTTGTATGCGGCCAGGCACGCGACGTAGATTCGTGGGGTCAGGTCGTTCACTGGGACACCTCCCATCCGTGAGCGCGCGCCAGCGCCATCAGTGCGTCCACTCCCGCGAGCATCCGGGGGCCATGGGTTACGGTGTCCTGCGCGGCACCGCCTTCACCCCACCACTCGCGCGCTTCGGCGACGGTAAACCAGCGGCATCCGGCCTTGATGCGCGGCCCATCGGGGAAACGCACGGCATACATGATCCATGTATCGATGGGGCCAATCGCCAACACGCCGTCCGCCCCCGTGAGGTCCGCCCCCGTGAGGTTCGCCCCCCTGAGGTACGCCCCCCTGAGGTCCGCCCCCGTGAGGTCCGCCCCCCTGAGGTCCGCCCCCCTGAGGTACGCCCTCGCGAGGTCCGCCCCCGCCGCGACGGCGGCCGTAACGGCATCGCGCATGGTGGCGGCGCTCGGGGCGTCATAGGCGATCGTGCCGTCGATGCGCTCGATTCGCATGGCTACTCCCTCACTTCGCGCACTGCGTAGCGGACGCGGGACTCGGGGAACTGGAGGCGCAAGGCATCCGCGATCCAATCCGCCCATAGGCGCGTTGAGGCGACGGCTATGTCTGCCGTTCCGGCTCGTGGCGCGTCCCACGCCTGGTAGATGATCCACTGTTGGGTCATGGATGATTCCTCTCTCTCTCCGGCCTAACGCCTACGGATGATCATCCACACTCAGCGCGCTCTTGTCAATGCGTCAAGGGGCAGCAAAAAGGGCCCCAGTTGGGGCCCTTTGGCGGATTGGGTTTGAGGGTTCAGCCTTGCGGCAAGTACGCGGCCGCCGATGCGGCAGTATGCCGGACCTGGCCTGCTCGCACGGCACGCGCGCAACTCCGACACAACCAGCGCCCATCCGTGCGACGGTACGCGAGAAAGCGGCACGGGATGTTCCCGATCCAGCGCTTTCCCACTTCCCTGTTATCGATGGTCCAGGTCGGGCTAACGGTTTCGCACGGATGCGAGGGTGTGCTTAGCTTGGCCATTGTCTACCCCTTGCGGTAAAGTCCGCGACAGCGTGGCCCCGCCCGCCACGCTAGCGCGAATGCCTTACTCGCCTTTAGAGGCGGATAGGTTCCGTGCGCGGCATCGATGCAATGTGCCGTTCGTACAGGTAGCAGGAACCGCGCCTACGAATCCCCACGCGCCACAGTTCCACACTGTTCCAGGTCCATTGAATCCGGTAGAGATCGCGCCTGGCGTTCATGGGGATGGCGCCGTCGCGCTTGAACGCGCGGAATGTGTCCAGTTCCAGCGGGAGGATCATTCCCCTACCTCGCAATCGTCGTTGCACTCTTCCCACCATAGATGGGTGTCGAGGGGATGGGACGTACCGCGCGGCGTAGCCCACATATCACCCTCCCTGGCGCTGCCGGTGACGCTGTAGTTGTCGTCACGGAATCGTCGCGCTTCCTCCGCCAGGAACGCAGCTGCGCTGCGCCTGCTGGTAGTGGTGATGGGGTCCATCTCCGGCAGATACCCCTCAGTGTTGTAGCCCGCGTGATAGTGCCGTGCCATGGTTAGTTCCTCCTTACTGCCAGTCTTGGAGAATGTAGGCTTCCGCTTCCCACAGCTGCGGGCCTACGCGCGTAGCGGTACTGATGCGGTAGATGCGTCCATCAGGACTCCATAACTGCGCGTAGCGCAGCTGTGGGAAGTGGCGCGATTCGAGGATAGGATGCCCGTCCCACGGGTCGAGCGCAGTCACGCGTTGCGCGTAGTAGGCATCAGGCTTGCGGGAGAACGTCAGGATGGGGTCCAGCTCGACAGTGACGCGTGCCATGGCTAGTTCACCATCTCTTCAATGGTCCCCTCGACAAACTCCCCATCCCGGAGACGGGAGAATGCGCGAACAGAGCCATTGGCGTTGCGACGGACGCGCACGATACCGATTCCCGCGATGCTGAACCCGTCTACCCACTGAGGGGTGGCATTGAGCGCGCAGTAGGCGCGGGCATCGCGCATGGTCGCAACTGTGGTTGTGTGGATTGCCTGGCCCTTCGGGGCGAATGCCGTGATCGTGATCGCCATGGTTAAGACTCCTCTGCCTCAGATACAGGGAGCGTAGCACGTACAGACAGGGAGCGCAATCACTGAGAGTGAGGATTGGTCGGGCCCCTGTCCTGGCCAACAGGGTAGGCGTATAGCTATGTGCCTATGCCGGGAGGGTGAGGCCAGGTGAGGCCATACCTAGAGCTGCTAGGTAACCTCCCGCCACGGGCGGAACACCCCGGGCCGGGCCGGGCCCCCCGAGGGGGTGGCGGGGGGTTGGCCCGGCCCCCCGGTGCCGGGGTCGGAGAACCCACCCCTCCGTTTGAGTCTGTTTTCTGGCCTTTGCACCCTTCCGGGTAGCCCTTTGCCCTAACCGGAACCGCCGTTCCGGGGCCCGGCCGAGGCTAGCCCAGCCTGTCTATCACTCTTAGAGAGTGAACCATAGCCTGAGCCTATACCTTTGGTTGGTTGGGTTGGTTATCCCTGCCCTGGCCCTCGGTCGCTCAATCCTTCGCTCTGGTCGGGCCAGCCTTACGCTACCGGGATCCGGAGGGCCTTGAGAGAACGCCCCCCTACCCCCACGGAAAGGCAAGCAAAATGCCCTTCCAAGGAGCAGGTAGGGCGTGTACCCGGAAACCGTAAATCCATCGGTCTCTCGGTCACGCCCCCCGGGGTTTAGCGCCTACCGCCCCGGGGTTCAACCCCTTCGGTAGCCAGATCTGGGAACGTTCCTCCCGGGTTAGCCCGTGAGCCGTTCCTTTTGGCGAAAGGCTGGGCTTCTCAGTCCCAGCTTCAGACCTGGACGTTTCGCAGTGGTTGGAAACCCCGGTGTTGACTCCTGAGTTTCCGTGATGCTATCGTACCACACACAGTCAAGCCGAACGAGGTGCTTCGATGACCTTTATCAAGCTGGAGGCGGAACACGGGTCCGCCTGGGTTAACCCGGCACAGATTGCCCACATCAGCCATGGCACACGGAAGTCGGGGTTCCAGTACTGCGTGTGCTTCGTAAGTGGCGACTATCTCTACCTCGACCAGGAGAACCTCAACCTCCTTGTCCTGGAGCTTGGCCTGTGAAGGCGCGCCGCAAGGATGCCGTGCTCGAAGTCATGCAGCTCGATGAAAGCGCGGCTGCGGCCGCCCGCATGATCTACGCGGGCGTGAACGCCATGCCCGGTGGCTGGCTCGTGCGGGAACTCAAGGGCGGAGCCATCTACTACGACCCCGTTTCGTTCAGCCTGCTGTTCGACCTGGAGCACGAGTAATGGAACCCAACAAGGACCGCGCGTTCACCGTCGAGGGCGCACTTCACTACTACGAGCTGGCGCTTGCCGCCGACGAGCCCGCACCCGACAAGGGAGGCAGGATCGACATCTTCTCACAGGGCGAGAACCTTGTTGTCCTGGACCGCACTGGGAATCGCCTGTACGGCTACCTGGCCATGACTCCTGCCGTCGCTAAATCCCTGGCCGAATCCATCACTCAGCTCTTGGCTCGCCGGGAGTCCGCCGAATGAGCCTCGTACCCGAGTTTTTCCGCTGCGACACCTGCGGTGAGATTAAGCCTGAGAAGGCACGCTGGCTGTGCCTGATCCCCATGGTGAACACCCACCACGAGGACTACTGCTCCTGGCGCTGCCTTGCGGTGCGCTGCGAGCAGCAGCTTGTGCCGGGCAAGAACCGGCCGACGGGGGCCAGGTGAACACCGAAGTCTCGTTCCCGCCCTTCCTCGTTCGGCAGGAGGATGAGCGCAACTGGGTGCTCTATCGCCAGACCGACCGCCTCTCCCAGAAGGGAGCCAATGCGGGCCAGCCCATCATGGAGCACCTGGGTTACTACGGCGACCTGCAAGCGGCCCTGCGCTCCGGCCTGCGCCACGGCATGAAGGGCCTCGGCCCGGTGAGTCCCAAGCAGATCATCGAGCACATCGATATCTGCTACCAGCGAATCAACGAGGCCGTGAGTGAGTAAGAATGTCTACAGCAGCCCCGAGGCGTTCGGCCTCACCCTGGTCTACGCGGTAGATGCGGATCTCTGCGATCTCTGCTATGGGTACGACATCACCGCCGTATGGGTAAAGGACGGCAAGGTGTATGCCGCCAGGGATTCCGGCGACTCGGCTGTGGAACCGTTCGAGAACTACACCGACATCACGCACCTGACCGAGATCCGTGACGCGGAGAAGCTGCGCGCCCTCATCGGAGACTCCTCCTACAGCCCGGACTACGACCCGGCCGAGGTCCGCGACCTTGTGAACAAGGTCCACGCCATCTTGCAGGGGGGGCGCCAAGTGAAGCTCGCATGGACGCGTGGCGGTGACGGCTCGCACTGGGATGGCTGCTACGACACGCACTGGGACTGCGCCATTCGGGAACTGCGCAAGGCCCTCGACGACGTGGTGTCTGCCATCGACAACGGATGGGGCACGAATGCACCGTACCCGGCCAAGCGGCTCGACCGCGCAATCGAGATCTACGACGCAACGGAGGAGAAGTATGACGACCGTCCCTAACCCTGGCAGCCCCGAAGCTCGTCGCCTCGGGTGCATCTGCGCAACCATGGACAACGCCCACGGCAAGGGCTACCGCCACATCGAGGGCCAGCCGCTCCGCTTCGTCATAACCGATGGCTGCGCGTTCCACTGGCCTATGGGTGAAAACTTCGGAGCCACCATCGCCAAGGCCGTGGCGCGCTCGCTCGGAGAGGCGCACGAACACGGGGCGGCTCTTGCCTAAAGACGAGCCGCTGCCGCCGAGCAGCGCCGAAGCGGAACGCAAGGTGCTCGGGACAGTCCTCCTTAGCCCGGATGTTATGGCCGACCTCATCGGCGAACTCCGGGCGGAGGACTTCTTCTTCGCGGAGCACGGCATCATCTACGGCGCGATGGCGGACCTCCTCATCGAGGGGCACCCCATCTCCGTCGCCACGGTCGCGACCCAGGCTGGCAAGAAGCTGGAGGGTGGACAGGCCACGGTCGCGGCCTGTATCGAGGGGGCCCTGCCGGGCGAAGCCCATATGTGGGCCGAACAGGTCGTTACGTACCGGAAGCGCCGCGACCTGCAAAAGGCGGCGCAGCTCGGGCTCACCCTGGCCGACTCCGAAGCAGACATCGACGAGTCCTTCGCCCGCGTCCAGGCGGCCCTGACCTCCGCGCAGCGAGATAGCTCTTCCGGCGTCCTCAGCGCCGGGGATGCCATGGACGAGGTGCTGGGAAACATCGACAGGTACATCGACGACCCGACCGCCCTGGCCGGGCCCAGCACGGGCTGGAAGGGCCTTGATCGCCTTCTCGACGGCTACCGCCCCGGGGGCGTGACGGCTATCTACGCCAAGACCAGCTCGTATAAATCGACCTTCGTGGCGAACAGCGCACACCACCTGGCCCTGAATGACGTGCCGGTGATGCTCTTCACCACGGAGACGCCGACGCGGGAAATCATGGAGAGGCTGCTGCAAATCGAGTTGATGGTGAACTTCCGCACGCTCAAGTATGAGCGGCGGCTGTACCAGATTCAGGCCCAGATCCGCGACGCGGCGGAGATGGTGCGCCAGTACCCGATCTGGATTTGCGACCAGTCGGCGATGGACATCGGTTACGTTATGGGCGCGGTCGCTCGCCAGAGCACCCGGCGCAAGCTGGCCGTGGTGGTCATCGACCTCATCGACCATGTGTCCTCGAAGTTCCTCACGCGGTCGGAGACGGAAAGCGAGCGCTACGTCTCTCAGCAGGTCAAGGCGATGGCGAAGCGCGAGGAACTGCACGTTATCGAGACCACGCATGTCAAGAAGGCCGACCGCTTCGTGCTGGGGGCCAATCGGCCCTACATCGACCCGGAAGAGGTCAAGGGCAGCACGTCCAAGATCCAGGACGCCGACGCCTCGATCAGCCTCATGGTCGTGAAGGAAACGGACACCGGCTACGCCCCGATGGAGCGCGACGAGATCGTGCGGCAGCGCCACGAGGAGGGCCAGCACCTCATCTACGCGGCCGTAACCAAGAACCGGCACGGCGAGCAGGGCAACGTCCTGTTCAACGTGGACCTGACTCGTGGCGGAATCATGAGTGAGCTGTGACGCGTGCGGCGTGTCGAACATCCCAGATGGCAGCAAGTGTTTTGACTGCGCGTGCGCGTCCGTGGCGGAATGGGTAGAGGAGCGAAAGCGTGTCGCCAGGGAACCAAAGCCAAGGAAGGGACGAAAGAAGTGAAGACGATCCTGAGCTTATTCGACTACTCCGGCAATTGGCCGAAGCCCTACCTCGATGCCGGGTATAACGTCGTGCAGGTAGACATCAAGCACGGGCAGGACGTTCTGGAAATCGACGCCCAGTGGCTGCTCGACAACGACCTGGCCGACGTACACGGGGTTCTCGCCGCCCCACCCTGCACCGACTTCGCTGGCAGTGGTGCGCAGTACTGGCCTGCCAAGGACGCGGACGGCAGGACGGCGCAGAGCGTGGCGCTCATCGAGCAAACGATGAAGATCGTGGACTTCTGTCAGCCCGCGTGGTGGGTTCTGGAGAACCCGGTTGGCCGTCTCAATCGCTGGCTCGGGAAGCCGCGCATGTACTTCCACCCGTGGGAGTATGGCGACGCGTACACAAAGAAGACGGCCCTCTGGGGTGAGTTCAACGAGCCGGTGCGGACGCCGGTTGAGCCGATTCGGGCGTGCGCGCAGGGCTCGTGGGTCCAGAAGCTCGGCGGCAAGTCGGAGCGCACAAAAGAGCTTCGCTCCGCGACCCCTATGGGTTTCGCCAGGGCCTTCTTTCTTGCTAATCCATGATATGCTTGACAGACAGGATTCTTCTGTGCTAGAGTAATTCTCGGCAGGGTCGCTGGTTCCTCCTCCGCTGCCCCACGGACCTCCTCTCACCTCTCCGCCAGCGACCCTGCCACCTTCTATTGCGGAAAACCGAACACCTTCCGCCCTCATGCTTTGAGAACACCGAGCACTACGAGGAATGGCTCGCCTACGCGCGGCTCTGCGGACGCCGCCCTCGCTCCTTCTGCCAGGACTGCACCCCGGCCTACCAGGCCCAGATGGTCGAGATCGACCGCTGCGACTTCCCAGACGTGGAGTTTGTTGAACTCCGTACGTGGGACAACGAGCGCGAACTGATCGGGATTCGCCGGTGACCATTGACTCCTATCTGACGCCAACGCAGCGCCAGGATCTCCTCAAGCACCTCTCCGAGTACGGCACGAACTACGAGCGCTACCTGCGCTGGGCTTCGGACAACGGGCTCGAAAACGACCGCATCTACTCGGCCGCATACGTGCGCAAGCTGTTCTTCCGCAAGCGAGACATCATCCGAAAGATCACGGAGGAGAACTTCAAGAAGGTTCGCCGTGACTCCACGATGGACCGCGCCAAGCGCATCGAGGCACTGGAGGACTCCTACGCCCGGCTGGAGCGCGCTGCGCGCGGTGTGCCCCCGGAGGACATCATCGGCCTTACCCGCGTGGAAGAGCAGAAGCGCCGCATCCTGGAGGCGATTGCCAAGGAGCGGGGCGAGTTCGGCAAGAGCCCGGAAGACAACGACGAGAACGAGTCCAACCGGATGATGCGCGAGATCTTCTCCGACCTCTCGCGCTCGCAGAACGCGAAGGTGGTCAGCCCGTAGACCGGCTCCCCTACGACGTTTGTAAAAGGGTCTACGACCTCATCGGGTTCAAGCCCACGGGCCCCGAGCAGCTGGCCCCGCTCACCTCGCCCGACCGCTTCCCGTGCATCTTCGGCGGTGAGCGCAGCGGCAAGTCCATCGACCTTGCGCGCGGAATCGCCGTTCCGCATATCCTTGCGCTCCCGGCCGTCAGGTATAACTCCTTCTACAAGCCCAACGGCCAGCTCCTCTTCGACCCCAAGGTGTCTAAGCCGCGCTCTCCGCACGTTGCCCTCTTCGGGCCGACGTACAAAGAGCCGCGTGTCGAGTTCGAGTACATCGAGCGCGACCTGCGGGCACTGGGCAAGGTGGTGGACGCACAGCTCTCCAAGCCCTCTGACGGGCCCTGGCGGCTCGTAACGACGGACGGCGTGGTCATCACCACCATCTCCTGCGAAGTGCCCGATGGCATCCGTTCCATCGACCTTGAGTTCGCCTTGGTGTGCGAGCCTGGCGGCATCATCTACTCCGCCATCGAGCGCATCCGTGGACGTGTCGCCGCGAAGCGTGGGTTCATCGCCTACGGCGGCACCATCGAAAACTCGCAGCAGTGGTGGCGGGAGTGGCAGCTTGAGGGGAAGCGCCCGAACAACAAGGGCATCGTTGCCTACCTGATCCCCTCATGGGCGAACACGGCGGAGTTCCCTGAGGGCCGCGACGACCCGGAGATTGTCTCCTGGTGGAACATGCTCGGCGAAGACCTTGCGCTGGAGCGCATGGCTGCCGTCGCCCGGCCCCCGCGCTACCGCGTGCTCAAGGCGGTGAACGAGCGCCACATCCAGCGCGTGGACTTCCCCCAGGACGCCACTATCGAAATCTGGATCGACCCCGGTTACGCCTCGGCGTACGCCGTGGTCTGGGTGGCTATCTGGGACGAAGAACACCAGGGGGCGATGCGAAAGCGATTCCATTTCTTCGATGAACTGTACGAGCAGGGCAAGACGACGGCCGACATGGTTGCCCTCTGCAAGCAGATGCGGCACTGGGCCAGCGTGCGCACGGGCGTCATTGACATCGCCTCAAAGGGTCACCGCGACGCCACGGACTCCTCGCTGGAGATCTGGGAGAAGCTGACCAACATCCGCTTCAACAAAAAGTACTGGCTCGAAGACCGGCTCATCGAGCGCATCACCGTAAGCGCCAACACCGACCAGTTCACCATTGACCCCAACTGCAAAGGGATGCTTGCCGAGTGCGGCCTGGGCGAGCCGGTGTTCCCCGAGATGCACCCGTGGCGCTACGGCACGGATCGCGACGGCCGTATTGTCAGCGAGAAGCCGGAAGACAAATGGAATCATAGCGTTAAGACGGTTGGCTATGGCCTTCTGCACCATCTCGGGCAGGTGGAGATTAAGCGCAAGTCCACGACGTGGAACCGTCTCCAGCGGAAGAAGTAGTTCGGCTTGGGCCTATGCATACGCTGGAAGTAGTCAATGCTTCCACCTAAGAACGAAGTCCAGGCACTCGATCTCATCCGCGCCATGGAGGCCAGCTACAAAGCTGCCTTCGACGCCATGATCGAGAACGAGCAGTTCTACGATGGCGAGATTGAAGACCTCATTCCTCTGCCTGAGGGCTTCGACCTAACTATCCCAACCACTCTTCGCGCAATCGTCGATGAGGCCATCGACAACGTAATGCCTCACGACATCCAGGTTCACTACGCCCCTCGCGGCGTTTCCAAAAAGGCCGAAGAGGACGCGGACGCAGTGCGCCGGTTCCTGCGCGGTGTCTGGCTGAACTGGCGTCGCTGGGGCTCGGACATCGACGTGGACCGGGACTTCGGCAAGAACCTCTTCCTGCACGGCGTAGCTGTCACCAAGACAGTCCCCGACTGGACGCTCTGGCCCTCGCTCCCTGACGAAGTGATTGAGCAGATGAAGTCCGGGGGGAAGACGGCGGAACTCAAGGGCAAGGTCGCGGCCATCAAGGACATGCGCCAGCGCTACTTCCCGATTATCAGCCGCTCGCTCTCGCCGCGCTGCATCATGGTGGACCCCACCCCTGGCCGGAAGCTGTGGGTCGTGGAGCGCTACGAGTCGAACGCCGCCGAGGTGCGCAACCTCTATGCGTCCTTGCACTCGGACTTCGCCGAGATCGCGCGCACCCAGCACAAGCACAAGATTCACGAACTCTGGACGGCTGCCTACATCGACCGCATGGGCGACGAGCAGAAGGGCCGCGTCTTCATCTTTGTTGACGACGAACTCAAGTTCGAAGGCGAGAACCCGTACGGCGACCCGCCTTATGAGGTGCGTTTTAGCGGGTACGGCCGTCAGTCGTTCAGCGACCGGCCGGAGCTAAAGAGCGTGGGCTTCTTCACGCCGCAGGTGAAGTCCCTCGGCAAGGCCGAGGCCCGGCGCTACAGCCAGTTCGACGCCATCATGCAGCAGCTCGCCTACCCCATCGGCTTGCTGCCCGACACGCTCGACTCTGACTCGTTTGATGTGACCCCGGGTGCGATGAACTTCGTGCCCAGGGAGGTCATGGAACTCTCGGACAAGGTGTGGCTCAAGGCCAACATCCCTGACGGCGAGTACCTGTCGTCTCTCGGTGCTATCGGCGCGCAGATTGAGCGCGGCACCACGCAGGCCCCGCTCCGTGGCTCGGCCATTCCTGGCACGGATAGTGCCGCCCAGCTCGGCCAGTACACCTACCAGGCGAAGCTCCGCCTCGATAGCGTCCAGGCCGCCATGGAAGACGCCCTCAGCCAGCGCCTCGCGCGCGTGCTCTGGTACGTGGACAAGGTGCTCCAGGACAAGGTGTCCGTGTTCGCCGGAGACCCCGCCTCCTCCGGCCGCTACACGGTCGGGCCCGAGCAGATCCGTGGTCGCTATGACGTGCGCGTCACCTTCCAGCCGAACGAAGACCAGGTGAAGGAACGGAGGCTGGCGATGGCCTCAGACGCGCTCGTGAAGGGCGGGCTCAGCCAGTACGACGCACTGGTCTACGCGGGCTTCGACAACCCCTCCGAACTAGTTGCGCGCAGGCAGGCATACGAAGTGATGCAGGAGCCGGAGATCAAGCGCGCCATCGGCCGCGAAATGCTCCAGGAGTGGGGCATCAACGCGGATGAGGTGGAGATGCAGGAGCGGATGCAGATGGGCCAGATGCAGGTGATGCTCAGCGACTTCATGAATTCGCTGCAAGGCGGCACTCCCGCTGGCCCGGCCATGCCGGGTGCCCTGCCCCCGGGCCAAGACCCGACCGCCGCGCTCGCCCAGCAGGGCGCAGGCCCAATGCCTCTTCCCGTTGGTAACCAGCCGATGGACCCGGGGCTCCAGGCCCCGCAGATGGTGCAACAGTGACGAGCTACCTGAACGAAGTCTCCAAGGCTCTCGGCGAGACGGTCAATCAGACCCGCGACCAGCTCCGGCAGATGCAGCCCGCGCCGCTCGGCCGAGAGCCGGATAGCGGACACAAGCAGGCCGCGCTCTGGAAGAAGCTGCGAACCCTGGACCGCGAGCACTTCAACTCCTTTCTCGATACCGCCGCACAGAAGGTCGGCCACCAGAACGACGAAGAGAAGCCGTGCTCGGTGTGCGCGTTCGTAATGAAGCACGCCTCGAAGGAGCGGGATGCAGTTCCCTCCTGAGGTCGAGCGCTGGCGCGCAACGGTCGCCAAGTACTTCCCGCCCCAGCTTGTGGACAAGGCCCTCTGGACGATCCAGCACGAGTCCGGTGGCAACCCAGGAGCAGTGGGTGATGGCGGCAGGGCGCGTGGCCTTTTCCAGGTGCAGGACCAGACCGCTTTCCCGAACCGCCCTGACGCGGCCTGGCTCGACAACCCCGAGAACAACATCAAGTACGCGGCCCAGAACCTCGGTGCCGCAACCGGCAACTTCGCCGCATGGGGCGAGAACAACACCTACGACGGGAAGCCATTTGGAGCTTTCGGTAATAACGCGTACCCAGGGAGCCTAAACATGAGCATTCCAGCAGACGACTACTCCTCGGGCCCGAGTGCGCCAAGTTCCGACAGCGACGTAACTATCCACCGCCTCCCTGGTGGGCGCATCGTCGTCGTGGACAATGCTGACGGTCGAGTAGTTGATTCGTACTTTGAGGACGGCGGGAACAACGTCGGCTCGAAGCCCTTCTACTGGGACTCGCTCACGCCCGAGCAGCAGCAGGCGTACATCGACGGCGAAGTGCAGGGAGTCTCCCCGTACCAGCAGGGCCAGGACGACAAGGACCGCGCGTACAAAGAAGCGCAGGACAAGATTGACCAGGCCAACAAGGACCGCGACTACGCCCTCTCGGTAGGGGATCAGGCCCTCGCCAAGCAGCGGCAGGCCGACGCCAACTACTGGTCCGGCGTGCAGGCCCAGATCGACCAGGACCGGAACGGCCTGACGGCGCGCGGCCAGGACATCGACTACGCGACGGCCATGGCTGGCATCGCGCAGGAGAAGTACGACTCCGACCAGCGCTACATGATCGGCATGGCGAACGCCACGAACGACGCTGACCGCAACCGTATCGAAGCGCTCTGGAACCAGGAGCAGGCCGCGATTGCCGTCATGGAGGATGAGACCAAGCGCATCCTCGGCGGACAGGCGAACCAGACCGCCCAGTTCGGCGCGGAGACCGACCGCGCCGCGCGCATGGGCAACCTCGCACTCGACAACAACAAATTCATCCAGCAGATGGCTACGAGCCCGCGCGACTCGTTCGGGCTCTACATGATGCAGCGCGGCCTGGCCCCGGACTGGGACACGATGGCGAACGGCGGCACTCCCGGGCAGGGCGCATCCCTCGTTCCCGCCGACGTGATGAACGCCTACAAGCCGGTCACGGCCCCGCCCACGTTCACGGCTGGCACGCCCGCCAACCCGGCCGCCGCCAACGTCGGCAAGGCTTCGGGCTCGTATACGCCCGCCGCCAATCCCTTCATTCAGCCCCTCGGCTCTGTGCCCGCCCCGGCTGCTCCCGCTGCCGCCCCTGCCCCATGGAAGCCCACGCCGTTGCCGCAGGGTGGGCCGCCGCAGGTGAAGGCGGAAGCGCCCTATGCCGGTGTACGCAACACCGACGTGGCGGGTTTGAACGAATGGACAGGCCAGACAGGCTTGCTCGGCCCATCGAAGGTGTCGGACTACACCAGCAACGGCTGGAAGGTATACGGCCAGGGCGGCGGTGAAATCACCGACCCCAACATGGACATCTCCCCCGGCGCGACCATCACCGTCAGGCGCTTCGCCGGTGGCGGCTACACCACGGCACCGATGTTCATGGCAGGCGACTCCCCGGCGCGCAACCCCGCCGCTGGTGGTGCCCGCCCGGAGCTGATCGAGAACCCCACGCAGGCCCCCATCCGCGTCCATCCCAACCCGAAGACGATGCAGGCGTACGGTCCGCTCACGGGTCAGCGCCAGCAGCAGGCAGCAACTCGCGTGCAGCAGGTCCAGGCCGCATACGGCCCGCAGACTGGCGGCTATCTGCCGACGGCGCAGCAGCCAGCGGCTCAGCCCCAGACCGGGGGCTATCTCCCCACGGCCCAGCCGCAGCAGCGGCAGATGCCGATGCCAGCAGACCACCAGATGGGGCCCGCCGCCTTCTCTGGCCCCATGTCGATGCCAGGCAAGCGCCCGAGTATGCCGAATTACGCGGCGTACGGTCAGATGGAATACGGCATGCAGCAGCAGCCAATGCGGAGCTACGACCCGCGCTACGCCATGATGCAGCGCGATGACGAAGAGACCGCTCGGCTCTATGCGAACGCGATGCCGTCTCGCTACGACAACACCGACGTTGCTGTGCCGCGCTACGCCCTGGGCACCGACAACTCCGCAGCCTATGCGGCGAACGGCATGGGCTCGGCGTGGATCAACTCCTCGAATAACTCCCACCTCGCCGGGATGGAACTGCCCACGCGCCTCAAATCCCTGGCTGCGTACGGAATGCCCATCGCCCCCAGCCTCGCGGCTGGCTCCACCGGCCGGACTATCGGCCAGGCCAATGTCAGCGCCGCCTACGGCGCTCGTGGTGGCGGCACACTCGCCTCCATGCAGGGACTCAACCGGATGACGCCGGGTGAGCAAGAACTGTACCGGGGCTATGCCGAGGGCGTCGTGGGCGTCCCATGGGCTGACCTCGTGGACTATCTCAGCAAGGGCACACAAAGCCTTCGGACGGCCGCGAGGGCCAGTTGAGGGCAGTAGACGACTTCGGGTCTTCCTCCGCCCGGGGCGGCGATTGGAAGGACATGCTCATCCGCGCCGCCGACAAGGTAAAGAAGCGGCAGGACGAAGACCGCAAGCGCTACCGCGAAGATTCGACCCCGGCCGGGCAGGCTCGGCGCTTCTTCGATTCGGAGTCCGGGCAGCGCTTCCTCAATGCCGACGGCAAGATGGACCGCAAGAGCGCCTACACGGACCCGATCCGCTATCTCGTGGCGCACCCTGACTACACCCAATGGCTCAGCCTGGCGTACGGCTCGAAGGCCACGCCGGAGACCGCCAACTCCGCCGTCGAAAACCTCAAGCGCCTCGGAGTCCCGGATGACGTAATCCGCGAGACGGCTTCCTATCTCGAATCAGAGAAGGGCGCGAAGAACTACCGCCCTGCTGGCGCGCGCGACTACGGCGGCCCTGCCTTCAACATCACCAAGGGCCTCACCGGCTCCACCCTGGCCGCAGGCATCGCCTCGGCTATCGTCGACGCTGCCACCTTCGGCGCGGAAAGCGGCATGGCCCCCGGCACCGACCGGGTGGGTGGCGAGCTGGCCGCAGACCTGGCCGGAGCGGTCGGTAACAAGCTCTTGCTCGGGCGCGGTATCAACAAGCTCGAAGACAAAGCTGCGGAGGCTGCTGCCCGCAAGGCTGGCGGCAAGGCCGCTGCCAAGTTCGGAGCAAAGCTCGGCACGCGCGTCGGCTTGAACCTCGCCGAGGACGTGCCGCTCTCGGCCGCGCAGATGATTGCCTACGGGATGGACCCGAAGTCCCCCGAGTTCCGCAAAGCACTGGCTTTCCAGGCCGCGACCAGCGGCGGCTCCGCTGCGGCCGTTACTTCGGCCCGGCCCGCGCTGCGCCTGGCTTCGCGCTTCCCCGCTACGCCCGAAGTCGCTGGCGCACTCACTGGCTACGGTGCCGCCAAGGCTACCGGGCAGGATGAAGAGACCGCCCGCGTAGCGGCACTCGCCGGTGCCGGGGCCGCAAGTGTGCGCCGACGCGGCGTCTTCGACACCATCAACAAGCCCGCCGAGATGCTGGCACGCCTCCAGGGGCGCGAGGGCAAGGCCCCGGCGCTTGGGCTGGGCATCGAAGAGACTGGCGACACCGACCATTTTGTTAGGAG